ATGGATATCATCTTCTATCATCCGTCTTTCGATACGCAATTTTGGCTGGATAAACTCTCTCAGGCCCTTCCCGATGCCCGGGTCCGTGAGTGGAAGCCGGGCGATAATGAACCCGCAGACTATGCCCTGGTCTGGCATCCGCCAGTCGACATGCTTCAGGGCCGTAGCTTGAAAGCCGTATTTGCCCTCGGCGCAGGCGTTGACTCTATCCTGAGCCAGCTCAATGCCCACCCGGATATGCTGCCTGAAAGCATTCCGCTGTTTCGCCTCGAAGATACCGGCATGGCATTGCAGATGCAGGAGTATGCCGTGAGCCAGGTTCTGCACTGGTTCCGCCGCTTTGATGATTACCACGCCCAGAAACAGCAGGCCCGCTGGCAGGAGCTGGATGAGTATCAGCGTGAAGATTTTACCATCGGCATTCTCGGTGCAGGCGTGCTGGGATCGAAGGTGGCCGAAAGCCTTCAGGCGTGGGGATTCCCGCTGCGCTGCTGGAGCCGTAGCCGTAAATCCTGGCCAGGCGTTGAAAGCTTTGCCGGCGAAAACGAGCTGGGCGATTTCCTGCAAGGTACCCGCGTCTTGATTAACCTCCTGCCTAATACATCAGAGACCCGAGGCATCATTAACATATCACTGCTGAACCAGCTGGCGGATAACGCTTATCTGCTCAACCTGGCGCGCGGCGTGCACGTAGTGGAAGACGATCTCCTCCAGGCTCTGGAGAGCGGCAAGCTGAAAGGGGCCATGCTGGACGTCTTCAGTAAAGAGCCGCTCCCGACCAGCAGCCCGCTGTGGGCGCATCCCCGCGTGGCAATGACGCCGCATATCGCTGCGGTCACGCGCCCCAATGAAGCGATCGACTCTATTGCCCGTACGATTACCAAACTGGAACAGGGCGAGCCGGTAACCGGCCAGGTTGACCGCACTCGCGGCTACTAGGCCCGGGTTTTCATTAAAAAGGGTAATAATTCCTGTTATCCTTGAGCGTCATTAACAGAGGAGAGCGTCATGTACCCCGTTGACCTGCACATGCACACCGTCGCCAGCACCCACGCCTACAGCACCCTCCACGACTATATTGCGATAGCCAAAAGCAAAGGCCTTAAGCTTTTTGCTATCACCGATCATGGCCCCGATATGGCCGATGCCCCGCACTACTGGCACTTTGTGAATATGCGGATCTGGCCACGGCTGGTGGATGGGGTAGGGATCCTGCGCGGTATCGAGGCCAACATCAAAAACACCGCCGGTGAAATTGACTGCACCGGGCCGATGCTTCCCGCACTGGATCTGATCATCGCCGGTTTCCATGAGCCGGTATTCGCGCCACAGGATCGGGCGACCCATACCGAGGCGATGATTGCTACCATGGCCAGCGGTAACGTGCATATTATTAGCCATCCGGGCAACCCGGAAGTAATTTCTACACACTAAGCATGTATATGATTTTCATAGGAAACGTGTAGAAATGGCTAAAAAACTGTATTCTTATCAACGTTGGAGTAGTGCCGTACAGAAGGAAGGAACAACGAAAGAGAGACAAAGTTTTGGTGCTCGGGAGTATGCTAAGGAGAACGGCCTTGAGTTAGTAGAAATCGTCGATGACGGAATCTCGGCCTTTAAATCTGTTAACAGTCGTAGGGGTGCTTTAGCCGCCTTCATTAGTGCCGTTGAGCAGGGGTACATTGAATCAAACAGTATCCTATACGTTGAGGCACTGGACAGGATTTCCAGGGACAAGGTACTAAAAGCGGTAGGCCTGTTTAATGACGTTTTAGAGCTTGGTATTACTATCGTCACTGGTGCGGATAAAAAAGTATATACGGCGGAATCGGTTAATGAAAACTCGATGGATCTTCTTCAAAGTATTTTACTTTTCTCCCGAGCACATGAAGAGAGTAAAACTAAACAGTTAAGAACAAATGGTAATGCCTTAGCATTGATTCGTCGTTTTCAAGATGGTAATCCAACAACAATAAAAAGTATCGGTTCTCACCCTTGGTGGATTGATGCAAGTACTAACCAACATGAAGCAGTAAAACGGCATCCAGAATATTGGAAAGTTGCTAAAGATGCTATTGACATGTTCATGGAAGGAAAAAGCGTTTTTTCGGTCTGTAAGTATTTAAACGCAACATATCCGCTACAGTGGAAAAGTGGCAAGAGCTGGGATCATGCAAATGTTCGAAAATTACGTATCAATCCAGCCGTATATGGCATGCGTAAAATTACGGTCGATGGACATGATTATGAATTGGAGAATTATTTCCCCCCGCTCATTACTCATGGTCAATACTTACGTCTGCAACAAATTCGTGAAACCACAAAATATGTAGGCCGAGTTAGTGAAGAACCAAATAATATTAATTTATTGGCTGGTATGAAAGTTTTCCGCTGCGGTCATTGTGGTAGTACTATGATGGCTATGCGTCATAAAGATACGATTCGTTACGTATGTGAGAAGGGTCGTTACGGCAAGAATGGTTGTCGCGTTTGGTCATTGCCTGGTGAATTAGTCGAACATTGTTTAATGTTAGTTGTGACTATGGCACATATTGACATGAACCATAAAGGTGGAATTGAGAAGGAAGATTACACCTTAAAAATTAATGATGCAGAACAGCAAGTACAAGATCTTAGCCATCGCATTAGTAACCTAACTACCCTCGTTGCAAATGGATTAGGCAACGTTGATGAAGTTATTGGTACTATGCGTGCGTTGGATGAACAACGTAACGATTTAAAGCTTGAGCTTGAAGTACTAACACGTAAACAGATTCTTGCACAAGATAATACCTTTGAAGAGTTGATGATGCAGTTCTTCAACTATGCACACTGGAATGTGATTCAGACGGTAGATCATGAGTACCGTCTGAAACTAAGAGATATTGTTAAAAGTAGTATTGGTGATGTTCGAGCTTGGAAGGTAGATAGACGCTTGTACATTTCCTTCCAGATCAAGGGTCATGAAGAGTATTTCAACTTTAGTGCAGGTGAGAAGCCATATGAATGGGGCTATCATATGGGTGAGATGCCTTTCACAGAACAGAAGAAAGTAAGTACCGAAAGTACTATAGAGATACCAGAAGAGATGTTGAAAAAAATGGTCTCTATGTATGCCCGCTTGAATGATGCTTCACTGAGTATGTTAAACGAAGCGAAGAACATGTTGCAGGTAGCTGGTTATCCAGAGTTAGACGGTAAAATGTTCTGGCCTCGAAAATAGTACAAGTAAAAAGGTGGCCCAATTGGGCTACCTATCTAAAACACTATAGGAGTGATGACAATGCCAGATTTTGAAGATGATTATGAAGGTGCTGAACTCGATATGACTGAACCATACGATATTGAACATCCAGATCCCGAGGATGACAGTTGGTCAGAAGATGGTTTTGATGCTGAATAAACTAATGTTAAGCCCCATAAGGGGCTTTTTTTATACCTAAAGTACTTTCAATCTTCCTTAAGTACTTCAAAATACCTTCCAAAACATTAAACTTCACTCTATTTTCAGTAATCGTTTAATTTCGCACTTATAAAACGCCCTCAGACGCGATATCTCATTGTGGGTAGGGTGATTGTATGGATGAAGCCTAAAACCTCTTATGGAGGATTACAGGGCGTTTTATTGGTGATGTTCATTTTTAACACAGGTAAGGTATACAAAATCGTTGATAATAAGGCGTATTTGTATGTTTATTGACCGGGTTAGGGCGTAATACGGCTAAATTGCTCTCTATTTGTCATTACAGCCCGTTTTCATCACCCGTTGATAAATACTGTATACAAATTGATGAGGAGAAAATTATGGTGTGGTTAATAGAGGGTTTAGTAGAGGGTTTAGTAGAGATTTTCAGAACAGTACTATATGTTGCGTTGCTCCCAGTGGTGTTTTTATTTTTGCTGTTTATCGCCATATTCAGGCCGTCGCTGATAAATAGATTGCAGAAAGAAAAAAAAGGTGAAACAAAACCAAAATAAATCCTATACTAATAGTAGAGATTAAAGATTCCTTCTCAATCGGGATTCCCCGGTGACATTATATTTTCCTCCGAAAAATTGCCTGCATTTCATGCAGGTACTTTTTTGCGGGAAAAATTCAATAATTAGTATACACAAATAGGTGTGTTTATGAATAAAGTTAAAAAAGAAAATGTAGTCACGGTACGCCTGAATGATGTTCAGGTACAAGCACTTCAAGAAATTATGAATAGCGATAAAGTACAAAAGAAGAACTTATCAGCAACATTACAATATCTCGTAAATCAGTACATGGTGTTTAATAAAAATAAAATATGGAGGTAAAATATGATGATTCAAGGATCGAATCACGCGAAGTATGATGATAACTACTTTGTTTCTGAAGATGGGAAAGTTTGGAGTGTGAAGAAAAATGGTTATATTTCTTCATGCCTTAATAAAACGACCGGTTACTATCAAGTATCAATAAACGGTAAAACTGTAAATTTGCATATTGTTGTTTGTACTGCATTCCGTGGGAACAAAAAACCAGGTGATGAAGTAAATCATATAGATTTTGATCGTACTAACAATCACGAATCAAATCTTGAATGGATATCTCATCGTGAAAATACTTCTTCTAAAAATAGAAAACGGAAGAATGGTACGAGTACCAGACTAAATCAAACACAATATAACGATTTATTTAGAGAGTATGCTACTGGTAAACATACTCAGACCTCATTAACATCTTGGGCTAATGCAGAGTTCAAAAGAGATTCATCAAAACAGGTTTATGGTTCGATACTTAATGGTACAAAGTTCAAATCCAGATATCAGCAATTACCAAAAGATGTTATTGATAACGTATCAAAAGTAACACTAAGCAATACCAAGTACAAAAGATAAAAAGAAAAATGCCAATACTGGAATACTGGCATCTAAATATTACACATTAACTAAAAGGATTTTACATGAGTATTTATCAAAATAATAAACTAAAATTTATCTCTGGAGAACCAGGAACAGGTAAGGGCGTACATATCAAAACTGAGATTTTCAATAATCCTCATAAACGTTTCTTGATAGTACAACCAACTAAAGAACTAATTGATGAGTTTAGTAAAGATATTTTGGATGCAGTTATCATCCATACTGGTACTCATGGGAGTGATCTACTTACTGAAATCAATAAGCAACTCAGTAATACTAAACCGTGCGTAATGTTCATCACCGATAAAATGTACTATAGAATTGACCTGTATCGCCTCATGGGCTGGACGATCTTCATTGATGATTGTGTTGATTTTTGTAACGTCATTTCTCGCAATAAATCAACTCAGGATAACATTGAGGCAGTTTATGAAAAGATGTTCATTACTGGTGATTACATTGAGATAGAAGGTGAGGGTGGCGAGCTTGACCATATGTACCTAACATATGATCTATGCCCTATTGAGAACATATCTCAGGATCTACAGGATGCATGGAAACATTACAAGCAATTGGATATGTACCATCGCAAGGGTATCTATAAAGAGTCCTTAAATGAAAAATATAACAAAGTTATTCTTTGGGGTGACTATGACATTGCACAGTACACAGATCATCAGTACAACTTAGATATTACATATCTTGCAAATAACTTTGAACAGACATTACTGTACAAAACTAATAAAGAAAAGTTTGTACAGGTACATTACAACAAAACCTTCAAAGAGAATAATAACTCTCGAATTGTTATGAACTACTTTATGAAGGATGAAAAGTTTGGTCTGTCAAAAAGCATAATGAAGAATCAAAAAGCTACTATCGATAAGATTGAAAAGTACATCACAGATAACGTATCTAACTACTACTGGACAATAAACAATGATGAAGAGATTACCTTCTCATTGTCTGGTAAGAAGATCGGCTGTAATCAGCGTGGGATCAATACTCTCATGGACTATACCTCTGCAGTGTTCATGGCAGCAATGAATCCATCAGATGTTGTAGTACCCCACTATAACGCAATTTGGGGACTGGAAAGCACCGATCTTGTGAACCAGTGGACATACGAAACCCTAAACCAATTTGTGTATCGGGGTATCGTTCGTAACTACAATAGTGATGAGGCGATGAACATCTATGTGTTTGATGAGGTAACAGCACATACGATACAAGGTGCAGAGTACAACTACATCGATCTTGGTCTTACGAAGCTACGTAAAGAAGCTGGACGGCCTAAAGGGACTGTGAAGGGCGATAAGGTGCTTGGTGGCCGTTTTGCTAACTTCAAATCACGTAATAAAAACAAGCCAGATTTCAAGCAGCGATTTTATGATTGGCGTCATGAACAGGAACAGTATGCAGACCAGCACGGATTGGAATGGTTAGAACAGTTAGACTATTATCAAAATGTACTCTCATTTTGACATATGCGATATAGCATCATAATAGAGATATGTTTAATACTTATATAGTATAACTATTATTCATATCGCATTATAAAAAACTCAATTAAAAACCATCTGATTTAGGGCAGTAACGAGGGTACGCAGTACCGGAGAGATGCCCTAAATCACGAGATAGTTTCATTGTCCCCGCAGGGGGCAATCGTAACTGTTAATCCAAATACCTTTATATAGGTAAAGAAGCACAAACGCCATGCGTTTGGCTTGAATTAAATCTAATAGGTATCGGCTTGAGTATGTACTGTACATCTTTTTTAATGTACTGAATACTGCCGATACCTACAGCAATCTAATTCGATTGGTTTTGATTTAATTGATTCGGTACATAAACCAAATCATACAATCCTTCCTTTAGTACTTACGGGAGCGAAGCGATAACCCAATCGATCCTGTTCTTTTCAATTATGGTGCGAATAGACGAATAAACTGATTTGATTATCTTGCATAACTCATTGAAATAGATGCATACTGCTCATTTTTATGGTGAGGAAAATCCTAAAATGAGTGCTGCATCAGTACTGGCTGTTCCGGCAATAGGTATCGCGGCTTGGGTCATCGGCGGTTGGATGATCACTGACAGTATGAACAACAAGAGCAAGAGTAAGGTATTATCTCGTACTGCCGGAGTTGTTGGCGGGTTGGGTATAGGTATTGTCGCTTTTGTGATATCGATGATCGTGATTGGTGCGAATGATGAGTCAGGTACTATTGCTACCACACAAGAAGTATCAACTAACGTCAGTGAAAATTCTGTAGATGCAGATGCCAAAGATGCTAAAACATTTGATATTACTTCAGAAACCTATATTAAGAGAATGAATAAAGTTCTAAGTCGGATGGAAAAGCCGATTAAGATTGATGTGCAGATGAAGGAGTTTGAGTATTCATCATTCGGTGAATATCTTTTTGATAAGAACATAAAATTATCAGTTATGGCGAACAATGGCAATCATAAATTGAGAGGTGCTATCATTACCTCAATAAATGATGGTACGACGGAAACTTCATTAAAAACCGTCTATTTGCTACTGCCCGCATTTATGTCCGTCATGGATGAAAAAAAGGCGAAAGGGATTCCATTTGTAGAGGTTATCACTAATCTGATGACAGGGAAATATCCTGATGACACCTATGAAGTTAATGGTGTTCATTACTCTTTAGTACATAAAGATGGCGGCGATTTCTTCTTTATCAGACCTATTTAAATCATTTCGTTAGTAAGCGACTTCAGAGAAAAGTATGATGAATAGAAAAAATTTCATAGAATCGTACGGAGCAACATGTAAAAATTGGACATGGAGTTGGTCTTTTGTTAATCACGAAAAAAAAATGGTTATATTTGGTGCCTGGGATTCAGAAAAAGATAACGAAAGAACAGTAATTCTAAAAGAACAGTGGAAAACCAACACTAAAAATCAAAGGCAAAAGGGGTATAATCAAGCTCTCCATCATATTGAGTTAATTCAAGCTGGCTATGACCTTTATACGTTTGATATGATATTTTCTGAACATCCACACAATCCTGAAATAGCAGTTATTAAAGATTTCGAACGAAAAATTGAAAAGCGATTTCTTAGAAAAGAAGGTACAACCTGGTACGCAGATTTCTTACAAAGCCCATTCCCTGATGAGATTCCTTCAGCAGAGGGCTATATTGAAGGTGCTAAGAAACAGGTTACTGTAAACTCATATGAACGTAATCAGAAGGCGAGACAGGCTTGTATTGATTACTACGGAGCAGCATGTTTATGCTGTAACTTCAATTTTGAAAAAGTATATGGGGAACATGGTAAAGGATTTATACATGTACACCATATTAAACCACTATATACTTTGGAGGAAAACTATATTGTTAACCCCATCACTGATTTGATTCCGCTATGCCCGAATTGCCATGCCATGATCCATAGAGGTAATAAAGTACTTGATTTAGACGAGCTTAAAGACATGTTGGTAAAATAGTTATATTAAAATGTTCCACGTGAAGTTATGATTCCTTAATAACTAAAAATCACGTGGATCATTTATCCAATGATGATAGTGCACCAGATAATTTCCTAAACCGATACATCACAATCTAAGGTTCAAAATGTCAACGTGTCAATGAATTATTGGAGCGTATCAGTACTGTATTCTATACATCATTTACTATCTTTGATTTTGACAAGGGGCGTTAACCCCTTCTATATAGGCTTTACCGATAACTCGCAGATGATTTTTTAATATCTATTTTATGACTAAAATTATTTGCATCTAAAAATCTTTTCAAGTCATCTGTTGAGATTTTATTTTTGGGGCCTAATATTACTTCCTTAATACACTCAGGCTTAAATTCGAATTCAAAATGAGATGCAAGATGGCCATTAGAAATTCTAAATTTATAACTGTTGATAAAATCGTAGTACGGTTCGTTTAACTCATTTTTTTCATGATGATAAGGTGGGAAGTAGTTATAGCATAACCTAATTTCCTGTTCCTCAGCAAATGCAGGGTTTTTTATATGTAAACTGTTATGATCAATAAATCGTGAAAAGGCAACAATTTTATTTTGTAGTTTAGGAGAAACTTCCATAAAATCGGAGTCAGGGCCGCGATAGAAATCAATTACATCATGATTTCGCTTGAACATCAAATTAAGAAGTAGTTCAATTTGTTCTTTTGATGAGTATTGCACATCATTAAGTGTAAGACTATTTTTAACGTAAATATTGGTGGTGACTTGATGATTTCTATTTACATTAAAAGCTGCGGGGTTAAATCCTAAACATACTCCTCTTCCATCTTCAGCATAAGCACGCCACTGACTCAGGATATCTCCAGACTTAGATAGGCAACACATAAATTGTTTACTATGAAATTGGTTAGTAATTATATCATCTAACATTTTTTGATACGCACTGTCTGTAGCACGTTTCGAGATCTCTTCGTGAAAGATATTAAGAAACCATTTCTTTTCCATGAAGTCATTCATATGTTCTATAGAGCTAAGCCATAACTTTTTATTCTGCATGATGCTTAAAAAAGTTTCATTGCTACAATAGTGATACACAATATCCATGAGATTATCCAGAATTAGAAAATAAAAAATGTTATAGCATAACTCAAAATGAGAATGCAAAAGCAATATATGAATAATTTGCTATGTAGCACCAAAGGGGCTATCTTATCTTCACAGAAAAGCGAATAGTCGCAGCCCGACAACCCGAGAGGATGTAATAAGCATATGCGACTGATTGAACAATACACGCCACCGAGTACCGAAGATCTCAACGAGCTGAAAACACAGCTTGGGTACACAGGAAACCAGATGGCTGATCTTGCTGGGGTATCGGGTAACAATCAGTGGCGGAAGTACACTGGCGGTACTGCTCCCCGCGACATGTCCCTACACATACTGTTCTACCTGGCGGCCCAGTTAGCCCTATCGCCAGAAGAACTCGCTAAGGTACTGGATAAGCTGAAAGAGATTGGGGCAGAGATTAAATAAAAAAATGCCAGTACTTTGCGGTACTGGTTGCTTAAGGTGAGCTAAACAAGGGAACTTCCGGTACTAAAATTATTACATCCTCTAACAACTCACCATCAGCTTTATCCTAAGATTGTGATTGCAATACGAATTAGCCCTATTAAAATAGTTGAGTACTACACTCTACCTGTATGGGTTGGTTTGTTGGTAGGTAGGGTGTAGTACAATCTGCCAGTTAGTACATCTGTCGATAAAGGAAACTTCTACAGGTGCTTAAAAACAACGTAGCTGAAAATTAAAATTTAAATTTATAGCTGCATTAAATCTTTTAGTTAAATTCTATTTCATCAGCAATGTTGTTTGCGATTTTACTACGAAGTGCAGCTACCTGAATTACTGCTGGAATAGTAACCCGATATGCAGCCCCACCAACATCGATCATTGTCCATATAGCAGTAATCGCCCAACCAATAGGGCCAGTAAGGACGGCCATAGTTCTTGTAAGAAGAATATTACCACCAAAAGACAAACCTCGACCAATTAACGCTTTTAAGATCGTATTTGCAAGAATTAACGTCAATTGATATGATTTAAAACCACCGCTTCTGAATATTACTTGAAATGCAGTAACTAAGGTCTCACTTGTAATACCACTTGTATTTTTAACGCCAACTTCACTTGCAAATTCTTTTAGTTGTTCTGGAGTCATTTTCTCTAAAGCATCACGAAGTACTTTAAGTAATAAACTCTGCTCAATCACCTCAACAGAACTATCTTTGTTGTAATTGACCTTCATTTTATCGCATACGTCAATTAAAACTTCTTTATATTTTACGCCCTTACCACCACGTAACATAGTTGCGAATGTGTTACCACCAAAGCACTGTATCTCTGCTGCAATTTCTTGCCAATACTTACTATGTTGTGGTTTGTATTTTTTATACATCTCATTTGTAGTAAGTTCCTCAGTCCAGCGGGTTTCACCATCTTTATCATAAATCAAACATTCAACTAAGCCACTAAGATCTTTATCAGAACATTTTGACAAAAACTCAAGATCTGAATCGTCACGATATGCCATATGTAAAACTCCATTTAAAATAATTGGATTAACGAACGCTAATTTACTAATCGGTCTTTGTTGGATTGTTGCTTATGCTCTAACAATCATAAGGGTTTGTAAAGTCCTATGAACTTGATTTGTTGCATTATTGAACATCTTTTTCCTTCCTCCAAAAAATAACATTGCTGTGACACAACCTGTCACCCCGGTGATTTAAAAAATGTTCACTCCCAGGTTCTGGTAGGGGGAGAAGCATTGACATCATCACAGAAAAAATGATCAATATCAAGGACATAGCAGCAATGATGCTTTTAAAGGGACAAGATGAAGATTGAGAATTTTGCGGTGCCAATAACCAGTACTGGTGGAAGACTATTGGGCGTTGAGCTTGAGACCAGAGTAGAGATTAACGGCTGCCGCATGATCATTGGTAGTGGCAGGGAAGCAGATCACATACGGCAGCAGGTACATACTCAACAGGTACGCGAGGTACGGAGAATGGGGAATTGGTTTACTAAGAACAACCTGTTCTGCGTACTAAATACTGAGGCTGATAACGGGGCTACAGACCTACCGTTCGTGAAGTACTTCACGACTTACAATGATTCTGGTTCAGAAAAGATCTGGCTCGATGACGTAGGGGGAGATCTTTCCAGTACTTTACCGTTGGTAGCCGGGATAGTTGAGGTAGGGAGACTGGAACGTAGGTTTACTGAGGAACACATTAACAGGGATATTTTCCCGATCATTATCAAGAACCTTCACCAGTACTGCGACAAGCTCATAGTGCCAGTACAGAACAGACAATATCTGTCTGCCCTACATGATGCAGGGGTATGGGCTGTGCAGGGAGAGTACCGCCCAGTATCGTTTAGTAAATTACAAATGTTAATGTAATAGGGATATACATATGAAGTTATGGATTTTATTAGTGATGTTGCTTACTGGATGTAACACTCATCACAGTTTCATGGACAAAGCGTTAGTTGCAGATTTTCAGGGTAGACGAATAGTAGTGTTCCATGAGTACACTACGGGCAGCGGTATTGAGTACTACCGGCCACAGTTCCAAAGCGATTGTAGAGTACAGTACCGCTATGAGGACAACCCCAGTACTGGTTGTAGCATACGTGGGGATCGGTTATCTAACATTCGAGGTTATCGATAATGGGATTGCAGATTGTTGGCATTGAAAATGTTGGAAAAGTTGATAGTGAGAGGTTAGTACTACGGGTAAGTGGGGAACCAGTAGCTAACTGGACGTATGCAGTACTGAGTACTCCAACCAAACCCCGCCATGCGTACTACTTTGATGATGAAGATCCATATGCAACTCTGATTGATGGGGACAAGGTATACCTCTATACGGGAGCTGGTGATAACTGCATTGAACGTAATGGAGATCAGAAGGTAGCCCATTACTATTGGGGATTAAGTGAAAGCGTTTGGAACAAAGGCGACAAGATTACCCTTCTTGAGATAGCACAGCGTACTGATCAAAATGTCTAACCACCCTCAAGTACCTTCATAGTGAAGGTACTTAATGCCTTCCAGTAAGCTCTACAATCCATTCTGTGCAGTACTAATACCCTCATTCATTTGTCCCTGAACATCCTCTTATAGCTCGATAGAAGACGATTGATATGGTTCCTCCTGGAGCAATCACAGAACGGGGGTTTTCGTCAGCCCGTTCTTTTTTGCATGAATGCGAGTTTTTAATATGCCCGCACCGCACTTTTTAGATTACGGCAAATCCAATCTTATTATCTTCACATTCGCAGTCATAATCTTCTGGGCAATCGCAAAGCTTTATGACTTCATGATATCCATACTCATGTCTACTTACAAAGTCATTCATTTTTTTTATGCTTCTATCAGTGCAATTTTTATGAAAACCTACACACCAAAAGGATCGAGTGTCATACATACATTTTTTTATAGCATAGACCTTATTAGCGTCTCTAATGAAGCCATTTATTAATGGCTGTACGTTATTGGTGCATTTAAGCTCTAAGAAAATATATGAGTTTTGGCGAGTCTTTTCCTTGCGAAATGCTAAATCAATAAACATGTTATACTGATCCTTCAGCTTTCTGTTATCAGGGAAAGCATGAATTTCTCTATCAACGATAATCCCTGGAAGATTAGACATAAAGAACTCAAGCTCTAACTGTAACCATTTCTCCCAGTCATTTCTTTCTTTAGTGCATATATAACGTAACTTCTCTTTAATCACATCATTTTTTATAAATTGATCCATGATGCTACGAACAGTTATTGCATCAGCTTTATAAGTCATGCTGCCATCCTGCCACTTACAAAATTATGTGATCGTATTATCGGCAAAAACAATAAATACTTTAATAATAAACGAGGATTACAAATATGATTAGTTTACGCTCAATTGCGAAACAGTACGGTTACGATGAAAGCACCGTTCGTCAGTGGAAAGCGAAGGGGATGCCCCAACAAGAAGAAGAGGCGAGAGAATGGATTATTGAACATGTTCTTAAACCCCTTCGTGAAACTGATCTCAATGAACAGATTCAACGTGAACGGTTACGTAAGTTACAGGCTGAAGCTGATTTATCTGAAGTAGAGGTTCAAAAAAGTATTGGCAACTTGCTTGATGCCGAACAGGTAGAGCAGGAGCTTTCAAAGTACTTCAAAACCCTACGTGACTATATTCGTACTTTACCAAACAGAGTACATCATGAGTTACACGAGCAAGAGAATGCCCTAAATGTTAAGCGAGTACTGCTTCAACGGATTGATGAAGTACTTAATGAAATAGGGCAGATGACATTAGAAGGATCGTTCAAGGATGAACATATCAAAGTTACTGAAAAAGACAGTACGAAATCTACTTCCACCAGTTAAGTACAAACCATCAGAATGGGCTGAGAAACATTTAGTACTACCCGATGGAAACGCAGCAGGACAAAAAATTAAATTCTATTCTTTTCAGTATGAAATGTTAAATATTATTGAGGATGATCGTTACCGGAAGGTTGTCTATAAAACAAGTGCTCAAATAGCCAAAACAACCATTTTAAACTCAGCACTTTTCTATTGGATGGCTACCGATTCCAGTAATATAGGTATTGCACAATCGTCATTGGCAGAATTGAAACAATGGAAATCAGGAAAGATTGATAAAACTATTGATACTGTACCTGTCCTTAAAGAACTCGTAACTGATAAAAATGACAAGGCCAAAGCCAATAATCAAAACCAGATAGAATTACGAGATGGTAATTTTCTATATTTTATGACACTTGGTAGTGCTAAAGCACTTCGTGGGAAAACATTGAGAAGGATTGTACTCGACGAAATCTCAGCCATAGATCAAAACTCGGATGAAGGAAATCCAGTCCGCCTTGCAGAACAACGTGCAACGGATTTTGGACAGGAGGCAAAGATTCTTATTAGTAGTACACCTACCTTCGCCGGGGATGCAATCGACGTAGAGTACCAGAACAGCGATCAACGTGAGTACTTCGTATGTTGCCCCCATTGCAACCATGAGCACACCCTTAAATGGGAAAACGTAAAATTCGAATGGCGTAAAGTAGGGCGACGTGATTTGCCAGATTCACGTACTGCGAAACTGTTCTGTCCTGAATGCGAAACGGAGATTACTGAATCGCAACGTATCAGGATGGTAGCTGGTGGGCGATGGATAGCTACCAATCCCCAGGTAACAGATACCGCCGGGTTTTTTATCAACCGGCTCTACTCACCAAACAGTTCTATCCAGGCCATCGCTAAAGAGTTTGAAATGGCCTGGTATGAGTATTCTTACCAGAGTTTCTATAACACCGTGCTTGGCCTGCATTACTCAGAGTTTCAGGATGACATTGATGATCTCCAGCTCGAAGCCCTCAGAGATGAAGCATTTGATCTAACTCACATTCCTGATTCGGTACTGAGCTTGGTCATTGGATGCGATCAGCAGCAGGACAGGCTTGAATGCCAGGTACTTGGGTTCAATGAAACAGAGCTTTTTGTACTGGGGTATCGATACTTCTATGCACCTAACTGTGAGGTAAAGGGTGCTAAGGCATACTCTGAACTCGCTGCATTCTGTAATCAGCAGTTCAGAACAGTATCGGGGCGTAATGTTCCAGTACTCAAGGTTGCCGTTGATAGTGGTAACGGTAGAGCTACCCAGACGGTACATGCGTTTTGCCAGGCACATAAGAGATTCGAGGCTATCAAGGGGAGTAGTAGTACGGTATCGCCCCTGTTTAAACGAAGCACAACGGAGGGCCGCCAGTTCTACATGCTCAATGTGCATGAAGGTAAAAGCTGGGTCAGATCGCTACTCAACAATGCACTTTCTGAAAAACAGGATGCCCCACTAATTATCCGGTTCGCTCATGATCTACCAGAGCAGTATTTCGACCAATTAACGGCAGAAAATTTAGAACGCTCTGGTAGTGGTTTTCGCTGGAAGTGCATACCAGGCCGCCGTAATGAGGCTCTCGATACGCTTGTTTACTCCCTTTGCATGATGAAGCTCGCACTAAGTAAATTGGGAGCACAACCGTTTAAAGCATTACGCAATTACAGAAGCACTAAAAAAGAAGAACTACAGCCAGTACCGCCACCTTCGCAAGTAGAAATTAATAAATACTCCAGAACATCTACCACTCTTGGTAAATCATGGTTTGGAGGTAACTAAATGAAAGATAAAATTTATATTGGTGAAGTGATATATGAACCACTTCCCGCTAATACAACTATCAAAATAGGGAATAGTACCCAGACATTGTATGAGTATCAGAATGATAGCACCGAAGCTAATACTGTCAGGATTGATACTGTAAACTTTAAGGCTGGTTACTACACTATTGTACTAAATACAAACGGGAATATGAGCATTGATAGCATTGCAATAATTAATCCGATGGCACAAACCGACAGACTTACGGAATTACAATTGCAGCTTGATGAGATTAATAAAGTACTATCTGCACGTATCAATAATGACACATCACAGTTAACTATTAATAATAAAACACTAATACATGAAGATCTAAGCGTTCTTATGAGTTTAAAAAACAATATTACAAAGCAGGTCAATGATCTGAAAAGAAAAATCAAGAAAGGCAATGCAGGATTTTTCAAATCTACAATTCATTGCCGATAATAACAGGAGCACAAGGAATGTGGCCTTTTAATAAACGGCAGATAGAAAATCCACTGCCAAAACAAAAAAAATCACAGCCAAAAAGAGCATATAGTAAGTCAGAATATAAAACTGAGACTCGTTCATTAACTGGGCTACCAGCCAAAGTACTCGGAACATACGGTACGGGAGTTCAGAATGTGAACATCAATGCAGTACTGAGACAATCTCTTACAGCATTACGTGATGCATCCCGCTCACTGACACTACAGAACCCATACGCACGCCGTTATGTATCAATGTCAGCAGGTAATGTTGCTGGTGCAGACGGGATTACGATTCGCCCGGCCCCGATTGTAGGGGATCATACCGATCAGGTACTGGCTGACCGTCTCGATAAGTTGTTTTATGAGTGGGCTTCGGATGCTTCCCGTTTCTCTCTCGATGGTACTTTGTCGCTTGATATGCTTCAGGCTCTCGCCGAACGTTCAAGATGTACAGATGGAGATTTTTTTCTCCGTCTACATCCAGGACGAACGTTACAGATTAGCGTCATTGATGCTGCACGTATCCCAAGTACCAAAAACGAGCTACTTAAGGATGGTACGTACATCAGTAACGGGACTGAGCGGGATCGTAACGGTAAAGTACTGGCGTACCATATTGCTGATATCAACCCCCTGAACTACACAATCAACGCCTCCAGTACTAAACGTGTGCCTGCGAATGAGATCCTTCACTATTACATCCCGGAGTTTGTGGGGCAGGAAAGAGGTTTTCCCGATTGTATTAGCGTCTTCAAAACGCTTGAGGATTTCAATTCCTACAACGAAGCCGCTGTAATTCAGAAGAAGATCGCCAGTAGTTCTATGGGCTTCGTTACCAGTAGCGACACTATGCAGGATGAGTTGCTCGACAGCGAAACAGTAGAACGTGAGCATATCGAATACTTCGAGCCGGGTACGATTAAAGAGCTTCAGCCTGGGCAACAAATTCAGGTACTCAATCCTACGGCAGGTACAGACAAAATCACAGAGTTCAGTGATGCAGTACTGACAACTATCAGCACCGGATTGGGGGTGCCAAAATCCATGCTTACAGGCGATACACAATCTGCATCTTTTTCCGCTGCAAAGATGGCTGAACGTATTTCAAAAGAAAATTTCAAAACCCGTTCAAATCTACTTATCAGTAAGATTTTAAAACCTGTCTACCGTGAGTTCGTTAAACGCTTAATGGTATCAGAGCTTAACAATCTTTCATTTTTAGACTTCGAAAATATTGCAAATGTAACCTTCAATTTGCCTAAACAGGTATCTCTTGATCCCGTTAAAGATGCTCAATACGAGCAAATATTACTAAATATGGGTGTGAAAAGTCGCTCTCAAATTATCAGAGATCTGGGGATGGAACCACAGCATGTATTTGATGAGCTGGAGATGGAAATAAATATAAAAACAAATAATGAACAGGGAAGTTCAAAAGATGAAAATTCAAAAGAATCAGAAGCGGGAGATGACACTATCGATTGATAATAGTCTCTCGGATGAAGAAAATCGCACTGTACTTTTAGCATTCAGTTCAGAAACCCCAGTCACTCGTAATATCGCAGGACAGGAATTTAATGAAATCCTTCTGCATGGTACAGAAAACGTTTCTCTCGAACGTCTAAACTCCGGGGCGGCTTTACTATTCAATCATAATATGGATGACCATATTGGGATTGTTGAAAGTGCTACCGTCGATAATGATCATGTGGCTCGTGCATTTGTACGATTCAGCTCAGTAGGGTTAGGTGCTGAAAAATTTGCAATGGTACAGGAACGTACCTTACAAAAAGTATCAGTAGGATATTCAATTCTTGATTATGAAATTAGAGGTGAAGATCTTTTAGTTACTCGCTGGGAACCGTATGAAATCAGTATGGTTACTGTACCAGCAGATAATGAAGTAGGTATTGGAAGATCGCTTGAAACCGATGAAGTACTAAGTACCGAATCAGATGATGTTCATGCAGAGATTAATGAACATACTGATTCAAATGAAGAAAGAGCTGAAGAGCATGAAACTACTTCAGAAGAAAAAGAAACAATAAATAATACAGATTCCGAACCAGAACAGGAAGTTCAGGAAGAGGATGAAAACGAGCGTCGCATTAATGAAATTAATGCAATTTCAAGAGCGTTCATTATAGCCGATTCAATTCGTGATGAGGCAATTAAATCTGGTTTATCCATTGATGGATTTAAACGCCAGATCATGAATAAAACTACTACTGTCAAGGATGACGATAAAATGGAAAATAATTTTTCTCTAAACACGCTAATGCGTAATATGCTCGACGGCCAAAATGCAGAGGCTGAATTTGGTAAAAATGGTGTGCTGGTCAAAAACGGAGATTTCATTCGTGCTGGTGTCACTACTACAACTGCAAAAGATGTAATTCATACTGATGTACTTTATGGCTCTTTTATTGATGTACTACGTGCTCAGTCAGTACTCAAAAACTTCCCAGTACAGATGTATACCGGTCTAACCTCTGAAATTGCACTACCAAAGCTATCGGGTGATTTCACTCAAAGTTTCGGCCCGATTGCAGAAAATGGTGTTTCTCCAGAAGTTGATGCAAACTTCGAATCTGTAGTACTTAAAGCAGTCACCTATACCGGGTCTGTACCACTATCCCGTAGTGTTGTTAAAACTTGCCCTCAGATTGAGCAAATCGTTTCTCAGGCTATCGTGACTGGTTTTGCAACCCGTCTCGAAACCATCATTATGAAGGCTATTGTCGATGCGGCTGTAGCAGCAGGCAATGTTAAAACAATCGATGAGTACGATTATGACTCTATCGTAGAAGCACAGGGTGAGCTTGGTGATGAAGGTGTTGTATTCGGTAATATCAGTGCTGTAATGGCCCCTTCCACTAAGGCGAAACTACGTACTACATTACGTGGTGCTAACACTGCTGCCGTTTATCTTTTTGATGATGGTGATCTATGTGGCGTACCTGCATACGACTCTAAAGTACTGGCTGGCACTGGCGATTTCGTTATCCTCGGTGACTTCTCTAAGGTAGCGATTGGTCAGTGGGGCGAAGCTATTGAACTCGACATGGATGATACCACAAACCGTAATCGTGGTTCCGTGATCGCTCGTGTTTGGGCTGATATTGCATTCGCACTAACTAACCCAGAAGCATTCCGCGTAATTAAGATCGGTGCATAATTATGAGGGCATTCACATATTCACAAATGGATATGTTTCTGAATGCTTTCGGTGAACCAGTACAAACCAGTATGGGGACAACTTTTAATGCAATATTAGAGGTTGTCCCCATTGCTGTTAATACGGGCGGTTCATATATCGAAGGCACTGAAACATTTTGTACTGCAAGAAAAGAAGATGTAAAAAGTATCACCATTGGTTCAGTTTTCATCATCAATGGGGTTTATTACGAAGTATATAACATCGTTGACGATCTTTCAGGATTGATTGATATCTATTACCGCCTCCAGGAAAGCCAACATTTTGCGGAGGATTACTAATGAGTGATTTAGTAACTAAAGTACGTCAGTCAATGAAAGTGCTAATTGGTGCAACCAAAAATTTAAAAATATCTCGTAATACGGATGTTTTTAGTGAGATTGCATTTAATTTCTCAATGGAAAAGATTGCTTTTGGTAGCAATCGCCAGTCTGGGAATTTTACGATTCAGTACCTTGTCAGTCCTAAACCTGAAAGTACAAATACTGCCCCCAGTGTAACATATGATCAAATTATTAAGGCTTTTGATAATGCGAGACCGCACGTTCTCAAAGAAGCTGGGCTGATTATGTTCTCATGTACATATGAACAAGGGGATGTTATTACTGATCCGGTAACTGGTACGGTTTCACTCTCGTTTGCCATAAATATTATCGTAACCGAAAAAACACGATAGGAATAATTTATGGCAGATATTTTTTCTGGGAACGGACTCTCGTTATTTTACAATGCCGATACAGGTAACAGAACACCACAAAGTGTTAATAATGTTAAAATAAATGAAGTCGCTGCCTTCCCAATTCTACAAATACAATCAAATACAAAATCATTCGAAACCTATGATAGTACTTACGAAACCAAACTACTCGCAGAGCAGGATACTTCACCACTTAATATTGTCGTAAATTACACTGGTGATGAGTCCCAACTGTACCTTGATGAAAGAGCCAAGGATCAGGAAGAATTCCAACTCATCATTAACTACTGTCAGAGTGAGGGTATGTTAGATTATGCGATCCTGAACGGTGCGATTAGCTCTTCGGTACTGAGTGGCGATCAGAACGTAGCAGTCACCAAAACCTACACATTCCAGACTACTGAGGTAGTGAGCAGATTAGTTACGGCAAACTCTCTCCTGCCACTCATGCAGGGAGACTATGGGTTAGGTAGTAACAGTATCGATGTCCCACAGTACGAGACCGATACGGTAACGGGTAATGGGTTCATCAAGGTTCCTTCCAGTATGCCAGGCAACCCTGCCAGTAGTGATCTACTGGGTATGGGTCTGGTAGACGGTTCAAGTACTTCAGCTTTAGTAATGACTAAATCAGGTACTCTTAGTATCTTTGCAAAAAACCAGAGTACGGCATGGTCACGTATCTATACCGCTACACAGATGGATGCACGGTACGTACCTCTTACCAGAACCGTGAACCGTAAGCCGCTAAGTACCGATATATTACTAACGCCAGATGATGTTGGTGCTGTACCAGTAGAGCGTACTGTAAACGGGTATGTGCTCAGTAAGGATGTAGTACTGAGTAAGGGCGATGTAGGACTATCTGAAGTACAGAATGCGAAGCAGCTCGTCCAGGCCAGCAATCTTGGAGATGTACCAGACGCTGCCGCAGCTCGTAGTAACCTGGGCCTGGGTACTATGGCTACTCAGAACGCTAACCAGGTAACGATAACTGGGGGCAATGCTACTTTCAACAGTAGTGCTAACAACCCCCTTACGTTGCTATCAGCTAACCCTACAATCAAGTTTCAGGATACGGATACTGGTAGTACTCCATATGTGATCGTCAATGACCTGAAGTCATTCCGCATTCAGGAAACCAATACGGGCGGGGCTAACGTATTCTCCTATGACGCTGGTAATAAAACATCATTGATCAACAATCTGGTACTGAGTAATGCCCTGAGTGTGGAATCTGGCGGTACGGGAGCCACTACCGCAGCGGGGGCAAGAATTAACCTTGACGTGTATAGCAAGTACGAGAGTGATGTACGCTACGTAGACGGTACTGGCGACACCATGACCGGACAGTTAACCGTACCGTTAAATCAGGGTATCCGTACTGCTACTAATGGTGACATGTGGGCATCTATCAGTAGTGAATCCTCCCATGCAATGCTATGGCGGCACAATGCTAACCCAGGAGTAAAAGCCGATGAGTTTATCGGTATCAATGGGGTGTCAAATCTACTGTTTCGTCAGGCAGTCGATGAATCTGGTAATGCAGCAGACCGGATGATTTACCACACTGGCTATAAGCCAAATCCATATGATATTAACGCTTTTTATAGTAGACAGAATGCATTAACACAATCTGACAATATTAATAATCTTGATGGTATGAGCGAGGGGAAATACTATTGTGCTGTGAATGCTTATGCCACTGCTGCTAATGGTTATCCAGAGCAAATTGCAGGAGGTTTATTAGTACTTAAAAATGCTGCGAATACAGGCCGATCATGTTCTCAATTCTATTACCCATTTGACAGGGACGTAATCTGGATGCGTCGTTTGGTTGGTGATAATAACGGTGCAGCATGGACTGCATGGACGCGTGTATATGCAAATACAGTAGCAGAACGCCGCAGTGATTTAGGGTTAGGTAACTCTTCAGTACTGAACGTTGGCACCTATAGCGGATCTGTAGCTGCTGGTGATGACTGGAGATTAAATTCTATTGAATCAAAAACTGGCGGTACTATCAATGGTATTGTATGGGCATCGCAAAGTAATGCGGTGGGTGTAGTAACTACTGTAGGTGGAAATAAAAATATCTACCTTCAGAATGTGCCTAATGAGGGTTCTCAGGGCGGCTTTGTCAATAATTTAACGGGACACTGGTACAACGATTACTTCCAGCTTGGTTTAGTACGTTCGGGTGATGTCTCAATGGATAATGTACAGATGAACGTTATCAGCCCTATTAAAGGTTCTTCTTCCTTTAGATGGTATCCGCACGGTGTGTATCATTCTGAGCGTCATCAGGCAGCACCTTATGCAACGTCATGGAATGGAGCAGCAGAAAACAGCCAATGCCCATATTATGTGCAGACTGCCACAAATAATGATAGTGGTTATGCTGTAGGTTTAAGCGTTGGAAACGTAGCAAGTGGGGGCTATAACACGCGAATGTCATTAGGTGTAATTAGTGGTGGGGCTAACGCCTGGTCACGTCCAGCTCTCTATGTAAGTGGTGATAACACATATTCACGAGCCTGGGAGTTCACGCCTTATAACGGTGATATTACATCATGGTCAAATGGCTTTGATTCTCAAAGTTACATTTTTCAGAAAAACCCAAACTGCGATATTCGGCTTAAAGATGAAGTTGATTACACAGATGGTAAATTAGCCTTTGATAATATTATGCAGATTAAACCCGCTACGTATGTATATAAAGCAGATGAAAGGCGACGCGTTCGACGTGGTGTAATTGCACAGGATATGCAGGAGATTGATCCAGAGTATGTGAAACTTCTTAAATTCAATGAAGAAATGGAAGATGAAGAGACTACGGAGCAGCTTACTTTAGATAGTAACCCAATTATGCTTGATAACCTCCTTGCTACTAATTATCTGGGTAATTTAGTACTTGAACAACAAAAGCAAATTGATGAACTAAAAGCTTTAGTACAATCACTACTGGCAAATAAATAAATACAGTCGGGGTAAATGGATTTTACTCCATCTCAATAAATACAATCTTATTAATAAGGATATTAATATGGCTATGGACATTTTCTCAGGTACACACTTCCGTGTATCAGTAGGTTCAGCAGGTACATCAGTAGCAACTGATTTCCAGGAAGTACCCGAAGTTGCAGCATTCATTACTTCTGGATTTGAATCAGCAACAATTGACGTTGTATCATTTAATAGTGCATTCAATCGCAAACTATTAGGTACTAAGTCAGTACAGGATCGAGATCTAAAAATTAATTTCGTCCCAGACAATGTAATTCACCAAAAACTTGAACAACTCGCAAAAGATCAGAAGCGTTGTCAGATCAAGCTTGAGTATTTTACTGATGAAACACAAACTGAAGGATTTTATGAAGTATTTCATTGTTTCTTAGGTAGCTCAACGACTGAGGGTGATAAAGATCAGGTGGTGACAAAAACTTTCAAGCTGGTAGCTGATGGCGGTGAAATTGATAGTGGGTTACTCCAATAAAACATAAATACAGGGAAGAATATTATCTTCCCTTTTTTATTGGAGAAACCAAATGAACTTAAATGAACTAAAACAAAAACTACAACCACAATTACATGAATTTGTTATTGAGGGTTTCAAAATCTACATCCACCGTCCATCTGGCCGTGATTTTGCAAAATGCGATACCGTAACAAGTACCTTAGTACTATGCGTAAAAGATGAAAATGGTGATCCAATTTTTGCAGATGAAGATATTGATGGTCGAATCAACATTAATAGTATCGATTATGTCTTTCAAAACAAAATTTATACAGCGATTGTTGGTCTTGTTACCGTTGATAAAACGGATGAAATTGAAAAAAAGTAAGATCCGATCCCAGCTTGCAATACTACCTTAAGATGATCAATAAACGCGGATTAACACCTAAAGAGTTTGATGAATTAGACCCTGATTTGTTTGATATGTTAATGGTTTATGATACCTATATTGCACCATCAGGTGTGAAAATGGATATGCTATTCCATGCTCACCAATGCTATACGGCCACTCTGAATAATACAAACATTTCTGCTGATATACGTAAATCGTTAAAGGTTAGTGACTTTGATTTTCTCGATATTTTAGATGCTGATAATTTAACAACTAAAGAAAAAGCAGAGAAGCGGGATCGGGAAGTCAAAAAGAAACAAGCTGATTACATTAAGGCGATAGGGGAAGAGATTAAGAAACGGATTGAAGGAAAAAATAAAAATGGCAAATAATAATCAACAAATCCAGTTCACTATTAATGGTGATGTCAGCGGATTACAGCGTGCATTACAGTCAGGACAACGATCACTGGATCAATTTGGTAATGATGCTGGCGGAGCTATTGGAGATATGACCTCCCGTTTATCTGGCATGGTAGGCGGGCTTGCAACATCGTTCACAGGTTTAGCGGGAGCTGCTGCTGTAGGAGCTGGCGGTATCGCAATGCTTGTGAATGCATCGCGGGAATATGTAAGCGAGATGAATGAAATTAGCCGTAGTACTGGTCTGTCAGTAGTACAGCTACAACAGTTGAGTAGTGCTTTTGCTGGCTTAGGTTTAGGCATTGATAAATTCGGAGATTTTAATAAAGACGCTCTCGATAAGCTGGGCGATGCATTTAGAGTCGGTGGTGGTATCGCTGATGACCTAAAAGAATATGGTTTGAAGTTGAATGAATATAACAAATATTTAAATGAAGCTGACGGTGGTTTAAAGGCAGTGGTACATACGTTTTATGCGATGCGTGATGCTGGTAAAAGCCAGGCTGAGATTGTAAACGTTATGGAATCTCTCGCTTCCGATAGTAGTCACATGGTTGGTACTTTAAATGATTTTGCAAATGCTACTGAAGCGATGAATTACATTCAGAGTCAGAACGCCGCAGTCAGTAATGAAGCTGCTGCTAATTATGCGGAATTTGATAAGAATTTAACTCGTTTAACTGGCAATATTAAAGGTACTATCGCAGATGGTCTGTCGCCATTAGTTAAAGCAATGAACTCTGTATATGAAGCCTCAAATCAAAAACCGCATGAGGCTGGTTTATTTGAAGATCTGAATGAACGGATTAAAAAATCTACTGGTTCGCTTCAGGATATGTTTGATATCTGGCAGCAGTTACGCATTGCAGGTGCCTTGAACTATCAAGGTGCAGCACTACAAACGGGTAGTATGGATAATGGTAAAAGTAATGAATTTGCACAGCAGCGGGACAATCTTAACTCTCTAATCAATACCTTCCAGAATGATATGGCAGTAGTAACTGCCCCTCGTGACGGCTGGAGAGACAAGGCTAAAGATGCAGAGGACGCTGCTAAAAAGTTAGACGCTGAACGCAAGAAACAGGAGGCAGCAGAGAAGGCCGCCAATGCGAAAAGACTACAGGCCGAACGTACCTTAGAGGCTGCACTCAGCCAGATTGGAGAGAACGCCGGTGATCTTCGCCTGAAGTCTTTCGAAAGACAACAGGCAGCTCTAATCCAGTCAATCACAGACAGTGCAAAAACTCTCGGTCTCCCTGCTGATCAGTTAGCTAAGTACATCGATAGTGCTAACCAGTCTGCACAGTTCCAGCGTACTAATCTCCAGAACTCCATGATTGGGTATACCGATCCTAATCAGGGGCTGAAAGATACCAATACGCTGATTTCAAGTGGTGGCCTGAACCAGAATCAGACTGGCTTCCTCGCAGACCAACAGAACCAGCGTATCAATGGTGATAACCCTTTTGCCTATGACAACAAGGAGCAGCAGTTACAGCAGAACCGGGAAGCAATGAACCTGGAGCTACAGCAGAATGATTTGCTACTGAAGGGTCATGAGGATTACGAGAAACGCAAATCTGAAATTACTGCAAAGTACAACGCACAGGCAATCACGATCAGTAACCAGAATGCACAGGCACAGTTAAGTATATTCGGTACTACAGCAGACTCATTAGCTAACGGTATGGTTGCAGCTTTTGGTGAAAGCAGTGGGGCAGCTAAGGCCGCAGCGGCAGTATCCAGAGGTATTACGATTAGCCAGACAATCCTCTCGATCCAGTCTGCACTGGCTCAGGCACTGGCAACCCCCTTTCCGCAGAACTTATCGGCATACGCTTCCGTTGCATCGCTTGGAATGTCCATCATCAGTACTGCAAAGGGTGCAAGTGGTCAGTTCCACGGTGGTATAGATGAGTTACCATCGCACCTTGATAACAAATCTTTCGTACTTCAAAAAGGCGAGCGGGTAGTGCAGGCTCCTGCAAATGCAAAATTATCGAAGTTTTTAGATGCTCAAGAAAAAAATGGCTCAAGTGGTGGTGACATTACTATTAACGCACCATTAATAGTTAACGGGAATGTTGATAAAGATGCTGATTTTCAAGAGATGCTTAAAAAGCACCAGAATAGTGTAATGCAGGCAGCCCGCAATAGTCAGAGAAGAAACTCGTAAGAAAGGGGCTAATACTCCTTTCTTATAAATACCATATAAAACTATGAGGATTTTATATGGCAACATTCACAAACAAAATTAAGGTGACAAACTTTCAGATCAAGAGTACCGAACCTCTGTATTCCAATCAATCATGGACAGGGCAAAAGATCACACGTAGTACGGGTATTCAATACTATCAGATTCAATTTCAGCTCAACTTCAATATTAAAGATCGTGGTGAAGTACTGAATTTCTTAGCTCAATATTCCCAGGGTAAACCGTTCACGTTTTCGTTGGGACATTTTAGTAGTTATCAAGGTAATCAAAACGGTAATCTAACAAGCCAAACACAAGTACCCAAGGGTTCGATAATTATCAATACGAACATTAATGCAATGGCAGTTGGTGAGTTAGTTCAGTTCAGTAATCATAATAAAATCTACCGGATTATTGATTGTACTAATACGTCATTAACCATTTTCCCGGCACTACAGAATGTAGTACAGGCGGGTGAAACTATTATCTATGACAACCTCGTGATTGAAGCGGTACTTGATAACGATAACGATTATTCCCTACCTGTGGAAAGTATCGTTACCCTTCAATTAAAAGCGACGGAGAATATTGTTTAATGGATGATATTATTCTAACAAACCCACAACTGTTAAAGTACTGGAGCTTAGTACGCGGTGGGAATAAAAATAAATTATCGATCACTGACGTTATGTCACTGGGTGTACATGTAAGATGTTTTGATGTACTACCAAAAGGTAGTTCTGCTTTCTACTGGACGGATGCACTTACTGATGTGGTAATTAATGGTAATAATTACATCAGTTTTCCAGATATTGTTCAAGATTCCTTACCCAGCTTCCAGGAAGAGAAGGGTATAACTAATGATTCGATTAACTTCAAAGTATCAAACGTTACTTCATCAGTAAGGCAGCTTGCATTAGGTGGTTTTCTGAAAGATGCACAGGTGAATATTCGACTGGCAATCCTTAATCCCTATGACAGTACGGTACTGTACTCAATGCTTATGTTTACTGGCTTCATTGATTACTGTACTGCCATTGCTTCACCAAATGATAAAACTAATGAAATGACAATATACGTCAATAGCGTATACAAAAAACTGGATAGACAACCTCCTACGATAGCAGCAAACTCAGTATATCAATCTTACTATCCAACAGATGAATACTTTAGCTTACTGGGGCAGGTTAATCAGGATCAGATTTGGCGGTACAAGTAATGAATATACATAATGAAATAATGAAGATAGTAGAACAAGCACTTAACGATGATTATCAGTATGGTAAGAACGATTGCAACATTGTAGCGTTACGTATTGTTGATTTATTTGCTGGTACTAACTGGGGCAGTGTTGCGAAGTACAAAACGCTCAAAGGAGGTATCAGGCAGCTTAATAAATTAGGGTTCGAAAGTACTCAAGATATTATTAAGCAACATTGTGATGAAGTATCGATTGCCATTGATGGTGATATCTGGTTAGACAACGATAATCCCCTAATTATGGGAGTGGTTGTTTCGGGTCGGTTATTAGGTGTGAATGAATCACACGATGCATTTGAACTAATTAGTAAGCCCACGGATGGGTCATTTTACAGAACACGGAGAGTTACATGGGAAAGGGCGGTGGATTAGGAATATTTGGTGCCGTATTAAGTGCAGTAGTAGTTGCAGCAGCAGTCTACTTCTCGGGCGGTACATTACTTAGTGCGGCTCTCTGGGGGGCTGCATCAGCTGCCACCTCTTTAATTGCAACCAGTATGTTAAGCCAGATTGGAGTACAGGGGTATGGTGATGTAACAGATACCCTTAGCCGAAGTACTTCAGGTACAACTGGCTTGCCAGTACTGTTCGGGGGGGAGCTACCACATAAAAATGGTGTTAGTGGTGGTAGTTTCATTTTAACCGGATCAATTGTCTGTTGGTACAATGTACTTAATGGTGATTCACAGTACTTGTTCTCGGAACAGGCAATATGTATGGCGGGAGTCGCTAAACATATTGAGCAAATTTATATCGATAATGAACCGGTACTTGCCGCACCAATCACTACTGATGGTATTGTTGATGTTAATAGTATTGCAGCCAAGTACCGCCCGTACCTGTCATTAGAAGTACGTTTTGGTGGTGACTATACAAGTACTAAATCTTTAGCAAAACAATATGCAGGGCCGAAATGGACAGATAAGTTTCTGGGTAAAGGTATTGTTAGCATTTCAGTAGTCATTAAGAAAGATCAGGATAGTTTAGAACAAAACCTTTTGGTAAATGATCAATTTACTCTTACTGCTGAAATGAAAGGGCAAGAGGTACTTTCATTAGTTACGGGTACTAAATTTGCAACATCAAATCCTCCATCAATCATTTATGACTATCTGACGAATAACATTTACGGGATGAATATTGATCCTGCATTGATTAATCTTGATACGTTTAAGGCAACGGCAGCGTACTGCCATCAAATGGAGTACTATGCTAACGGTTCAGTGAGTTATCAAAATACCTATAAACAAAACATTGAAAATATTTGCCAGTCGGCAGGTATTATCATGTACGTTCATGCGGGTCAAATCTGTATGACTGTAGATCGTAAAACATTTTCTGTAGCCTCATTTGATGAGTCTAATGTTTTGGACAGGTATCAGTTACAACAAGCGGTAGTACCGATTACTTCAACACCATTGATGCGAAGTACACTAATGCCAGTCCCGGTTCAATGTACCAGACTGACGTATTACGTATTCCCTCAGATATCAGTATTGATGAGGCAGTTAAAACAGACGGGCAGGTAATTACCCTAAGTCGTGACTACTCGTGGGTGTACGATCAGGACACCTTAGCACGCTTGGTTAATGCTGAAGTACTCAAAGCAAAGTACGCACTACGTACTATCAGCTTCTCTACCAGTGAAGGCTGGGACTTGAAGGTCTGGGATTCGATTGATGTTAAAAATGATGAGTTAGCGATCAATGGGAAGTTTAAGGTTCTTTCTAAGGATGTTTCCACGAATCAGGAGAGTATCGGGTACGTAACCATTACAGCAGTTGAGTACCCAGACTCGATCTTTGATGGTGTTGATCCGGGTATCTGGTCTCCCGGTGGGGCAATCAATTTTCCAGCATTAACAGTAGTACCCCCAACAGAACTAAACGTTAACCGTATGGGGAACATTACGAGCGGCTCTGTAGTGGAGATGAGCTGGAAGGGCAGTACCGATCCTTACCTGCGTGGGTACTATGTCTACTACCGTCTCAGTACTGCACCTAACTGGACGTATGCGGGTAGTACCTCAAAGTACCAGACTGATTTTGAGCTATACGGCCTCAGTACTGATGAGAAGTACGACTATGCGGTATGTGCCTATAACAACCTGGGCCTATTGAGTGAGAAGCTAACCCTGCTGGGTATCATCCCTGCATACAACTTTGCTTTACCCGCTGTTACTGGCCTGCATCTGGTAAACAGTACTGTCAGCCAGTACGAGACAGACACCGGCGATTTTGTCATTGCCTGGAACAGCCAGACAAACCTGAAGGTGAACGGGCGTATCTTCTCTGAGTACTTTAAGCACTATGAGGTGAGGATCTATAACGGTACTACTCTCGCATACACGTACTACACGCAACAGCCAAGTTTTGATTTTACCTTTGAGAAGAACGTCGCGAAGATCCGTAAACCTACTATTGGGGTTATTGCACATGGCTTCACGACCGGTACGTACGCGGAAGAAGTTAAGATCACTGTTGAGAACAAGCAGCACAAATCCCCGTCAGGTAACTATAAGATAGCCCCCGGCTATAAATCTCTCTTTGTCGATTGGGATGATACTAAGTTAGAGCGGGATTATGTGGGTACGTATATCACTATTCAGAATACAGTAAACAGTACTGTAACGAATATGAATACGGCTTCACCACAGTTCACGAGCTTCACTTTAGTTCAAGGTACATACAGCGTTAAGATCGCCCATTACGATATATTTGGTATAGATAATCTGAACTATACGCCAGAAAGTACTATTACTGTAAGCGGTGACTATCATTTTTCAGAACAAGATGTTGAGAACATTAATGATATTTTAAATCTTAATACACGTCTTTCTGATACGCTTGATGATGCAATTTCTGCTGCATATGCGAATACTAATACGATAGTTACACAGACGAAACAGGAATTTGATAGTAAAATTTCTGCAAGCCAAACGCTACTACAGACTCAAATCACTGATAACAATAGTGCAATGAGTCAGCGTATTGGAATTGTTGAATCAGGAGTAGGGGACAATACTTCTAAAATAGCAAATCTATCGCAAACAGTAGTAAATAATAACAGTGCACAGACACAATCAATCTCCCAGTTGCAAAGTGCTTTCAATAATCAGATTGGTAGTGTTAATACACAGTTAAGTACTAAAGCTGATGCAGCAACCGTTAACAGTTCCTATACGATGAGTGTAAACGCAAATGGTGTAGTAGCTGGTTTCAAACTACTTGCCAGTACTGGAGCTACTAATACCAGTGCGATGTATTTTGCGGCGGATAAGTTTATCATTTCGCCCACTTATGGCGTTACTACTAATGCAGTTGCACCCTTTGCTGTTTATAACAATATGACATATCTGAACAATGCAATCATTGCCGATGCCAGTATTGGTACTGCAAAAATAAGTGATGCATCCATTACAGTATCAAAGATTGTTGATGGACATATTACCAATGCGAAAATTCAGGATGGTGCAATTACAAATGCGAAAATTGCCAATTCGATTCAGAGTAATAACTACTATCCAAACTACTCTGGTTGGCAGATTAATAAGGATGGTACTTTCTATATTAATGGTAATGGCGGTACGGGTAGATTAGTAATTAATAATAATGTTATTCAGATTTTTGATAATAACGGCACTTTACGTGTACGTATGGGGTTATGGTGATTTATGCAAGGATTGCAATGCTGGGATCAGTACGGGAGGCTGGTAGTTGATGTAGGTGATTACAACATGCGTTATATCGGTACGGTTTACCTGAATGTTGGGCCAGGTGCTAACGCCTGGTCTGTACCAGTACAGGGTATGCGTCCAAACGGATGGTTAGCAGTACTACGCACCAGTTTGTACTGGAATGACTACTACTGCATACCGGGCAGCAATGCCTTCACAGTGCAGTACCTACCAGTCTCATCACCATACACGGCAATACTAACATTCGATGTTTATAAATTTGAGGTATAGGGGGAACCATGTCAGGTTTCGAGGTTTACAATTCAAACGGTGCACTGACGATAGATTCAGATAACAAATCCATTGTGATGAGTACTGTTAAAGCGATGGGAGGATTGTCAGATACTGGTTTCTATCGGTTCAATAGTGCTCTGGGGGATGGTTCTGTACTGGGGTTTCTTGCGTCAGACTTCTTTCCCGCAACTGGGTTAAGGTGGTTTCAGCCTCAAGTTGATGGTAGCTACTGCTTTCCGGGTGCATCTCTCTATCAGGCCAATACTGGCCGTTTTATGATTTGTTCAAATACTACAGCTATACAGAGCGGGTATCTTGATGTATTCGATGCAGCAGGTCAACTAATCTGGAGTGCTGCCAGTGCCGGTACTATGCCACGGATAATGGATTTCTTTACTGTTCCATCATCCCATGATCTTGCTACAACTTTGACATTGAATACGGCATTTGCCGATCCGTGGATTTGCATTAGCCAGTGTCCAGGTAACGTTTCGTCCGATGGGTCTCAGGGGGGCTATTCGGGGATCATGATCCGCCGTCTTAGCTCAACGCAGTTCCAGCTACAGTACATCAACAGGAATCAAAAATCATACCGTACTGCTATGGGGAATAGTGGGGTACAAATAGCCCTCGCATACTTCACAGGGTACTAAATAATATAATAATAAAAATAATAATGAGGTACATAATGGAAATTGCAACTATTATTGCTCTCGTGATTGCAGGTCTGACATTTATTTGGACTCTATATCGCGATAAATCTGGCGATACTGAACAATTGATGGGTAGAGTTGGTCACATCGAGACTAAGGTACTTTTAACGGAAAGTAATATTTCACGTTTAGAGGCAGAGCAGGATGAGATGAAGAAGACGTTGAAATCATTAGAGGCTCAGATTAATCAGATGAACCTAAAGGTTGAACGTATTTTGACAATTCTGGAAAAAGAATAAAGGGGCTATAAGCCCCTTTGTTATTTGTTTTTTAATTGTGAGATCATATCATTGACCCTGTTAGGAGTTTGTCGATACCAAAGGGAGTCTTTAGCCTGTTTAATAGCTTCTTTATAGTTTTGTACTTCCAGTGCAGCCAGCATCTTACGAAACTTGAGTACTCCATTGAAGCCTAACTGAAAGACCATGATAATAATGAAATCATTCCAGTCATCAGGAAGAGTTAGCCCCATTGTCTGTACCTGCATTACTGCTTTTGCAAGATCACGCGATAGTAATTTATCTGCTTCCCCTTCAGTGAGACCAGTACTGAAATCTTCCCCTTTAATAACCAAATGACCGTACCCAATAGTACTAAATCCTAACGAGTCTTTATAAGGCCAGAATCTACCATTTCTGAAGTAACCTAACTTTGCCTGATACTCTTTAGTACCTTCATATTCCTTTAATCTGTTTTTTAAATCCATTTACTAAATACCTTATAAATTATTAATAAAGGTATTTATGAAATGAACGCATGGAAGTATGCAGGAGACTGGAGCGAGAATGATATAACTGATGGTAGCTATGCTGGCTTCATCTATATGTTTCGTTTTCCCGAAACGGGGCAGGTGTACTATGGTAGTAAGCAGATTTACAAACGGGTTAAAAACTATAAGAAGATTAAACCTAACTCCATTGAAAACGGGTGGCGTGATTACTCAAGCAGTAGCACTACCGTTAACAAGTTAATTGATGATGGGGCAGAGTACGAAAGAATTGTACTCTGGGCTTTTCCCACTATGAATGAAACGCTTCTTGCCGAACTTTCACTAATCGTATGTGAAGGGTTACAATCTAACTGCCTTAACTATGCAGTAATACATAAATGTAAATTACCTTCACTCAAAGAGAGAGCGAGAATCTTTAATATCATGCAGGAGGTAAGATCATGGCTTTAGGAGTAAATATCTATGATTAATGGAACAATAAATGGGATTGGTAATGCTACGGCATATTTAAACACTCAGGGAAGGCAGTTAGGTCAGAACTTCCAAAAAGAACTAATTAACAGAGCACGAGCATTATCAATCCAATTACAGAAGGGTATCTCAGAATCAGTAGATAGGGGTGCAGTACCCTTTACTAACCGTGCAGTACTCTTTACCTATAAGAAAACCGGTACGGGTGTTACTGCAAAGATTATCGTTAAAGATCTACAGGCCAAATACCTTTACGATGTATTAGTACAATCAAGTGCACATGAAAAGTACGTACCTACCTCTGCGGCCCGGTTTACTCGTCAGGGTAACATCTCTGGGCTGAAAGCAAACCTTGCCAATGGTAGATATAAGGTAGTTGTTCAGAACGGCAAAAAGCGATTAATCGATACCAGTCAGAAGAAGAAAAACAAGAGGGTGATCGGTGTTCGTGAGAGTAAACGCCGCCAATTAATTTACGATTTCTATGCAAATGCAGAACGTGGGGCAAGGCTCATTTTGAATGACATTCGAGGTACATTCACATTACGGAGACAATAAATGGATATTGAAAAACATTATGGTGAGCTTACACCATATATTACCTTAGAAGGAATTACAGTATATGCTAACAGTATGCCAATTGAGATGTGCTTCTTGGGTACTAAGTTTAAAAAGCAACTTAAAAAATCTGGTGTTAAGTGCCTTAGCTACATGAATGTGTGTTTTGATAAACCGCAGACATTTGAAAACAAGGTGCTCAAATGGAAACTAAGAAACGATGAAACGGAAGTTTACCTAATTGAAGAAAAGAAACTATTCGTTAAGGGTAAGAATTTCTGGAGTTATTGCGTGGGGATTATTGAATGATTAATTTAATTTTAGAAGTTATCAAAGCCGGGGTAGGATTCTTTCAGAAGAAGCAACAGAGCAAGGTAGATGAAGTTGTACAGAACAGCCATGAGCAGAATCAGATTACCCTTGAAGAAACACGCAATGGGTACACATGGCGGCAGGGCTTAGGATGGGTACTGACATTCATTGTACTCTGGAATTATGTTATCATTCCGGTACTGGCAGCGTTTGGTGTGTTACTGCCGCCAGTACCGTTGAGTGAGGTATGGAAAGTACTTATACTGTTAGTTGGTGGTAGTTAAAGTTGTTCTGAATGCAATCAAGATTGATATTTGGCTATATGTTTACTATCGATACCTTTACAGGGCTATCTTCAACATTTGTACTTATGATGAAATCATTTAAATATTCATAGTCAGGAGATGCTCCACAAATCTTCATTAGCTCGAAACCTATAGGTGTTAAAACAGCGGGGCCAGTATTTAGTACCCACTCACTTACGTTTGGACTTTTAAATTCCAGTAATAAAACTTTATCGTAATAATGCGTATGAGCTACCCTGCTACTATAAGTTAAATTAAAACCAAAACCTTGCTGTATCACACCGAGTGAATCCAAAAGAGCAAGTTGATCAAAGGAGATTCCTTTGGTTCGCCCGTTATCATCCTCTAATATAATTGGGGTTAAATTAGCTGCTTGCCAAATGAACTTCCCAAAAAACGTAATGAGATCGGCTTCTTCTTTATTCAAGGTTGATAAAAGTTTTAGTGTTCTTCTGCTAAATGAACCTTTTGATTTTACTTCTTCAGAAAGAATTTTTGCCCATAAACTTTGCATCTGTTCATCATTTATATCTTCACATTCTTTGAAGAATGCTTCAATCCAATTTTCATCAATGTCGCTAACGTTATCAATTTCGGTAAGGTTTTGTGCCGCCTGAATTGTAATGCTTTCAATATTTTCTTGCCGTTTAGTTTCACGTTTTAAAAAGCGTTCGACAGCTCTTTTTTCAATACCTTCAAGTTGTAATTTTGATACTAATTCTGTACGTTTGGCATCAGCTTGAGCCTTAGCTAATCTTCTTATATTAGTAGGCTCATAAAGGACTCCAATTGCATCACCTACCTTATCAATTAATTTAATTCCCGGCTTTGACAAACCAGAAAAACTGAAATCTATAAGGCTCATTATTATCTCCTGTCAAAATCACTCTATTCTACTTACATTCCCAGATAGTATTCTGTACACCTGTACCTGCTGGTAGATTCGGGTTCATGTTAGCACTATGTGTATATGTTGCTTTAGATTTACCATACTGCTTACATGCGTTATTAGCTGTTTTCTGTAAACTATCTAAACCATACCAAGCGTCAGCCTGAATACTAACAGTCTTACCATCATTGTACTGAACCATTGCACAACCTGTTAAAGCAAATGCAATTAACATCATCCAAAGGTTTTTCATTATTTTTTCCTAAATACCCGTACTTAAATCGTACAGGTATAGATTATGGGAAAATTAACAAAAAAGGAAACGAAATTACATCAGCAAGTGATGGAGTTAGTACATTCAGATAGAGCACTAACATACGATGAAAAAGAGTTTATCCTCCAGAACTATGCAGGGGATGCAGTAGGGGCTACTGGTGCTTTCTTCACTCCTGAAATGCTTTCATGGGATTTTATCATTGACGCTGGGTGCACTGGACGCTGCATTGAACTGTGTGCAGGTATTGGAAGGCTATCATTCGATCAGTATCAGCGTAACAAACCAGAGCACATTACATGTGTTGAACTCAATCCAGAGTACGTGATGATCGGGCAGAGGGTACTACCAGAAGCTGAATGGGTTACTGGGGATGCCTTAACATTTACAACTTCTGATAGGTACGATGTTGTTTATGGCAATCCTCCCTTCGGTAAGATCAAAACCAGTGATATCAAAACTGGTAAGTATTCAGGTTCAGAGTTCGAGTACAAAGTGATTGAGCATGGCAGTACGTTAGCCCCATATGGGGTATGGATTGTTCCACAGGGTAGTGCAGGCTTTGTTTACAGTGGAGTACATTGCTATGAGCGGAGAGAATCAGGGAAGTACCAGAAGTTCGCTCAAGATACTGGCTGGATGTTTGAAGCAGGGTGCGGTATCGATACCTCAATCTACCGGGATCAGTGGCATGGTACTAACGTAGTATGTGAAGTGGTAACGGTTGAGTACCTAACAGTTGATCTGTGA